AGCGCCTGCCAGTCGCTACGGGTACCAAGCCGATGGCCGGAGGTGAACCGTGTCGAGGAAGGGCCCGCCACCGAAGCGGGACTCGCAGCGCAGGCGCCAGAACAAGCCCGACACGCCGGTCGAGACGGCGACCTCGGATGGTGGTGTGCGCGGACCGAAGCTGGTGGGCAACCACTCAGCGCCGGCGAAGCGTTGGTACGAGGCGCTCCAGCGGTCGGGGCAGGCTCAGTTCTTCGAGCCGTCCGACTGGGCCGCGGCCGAGCTCGTCGTGCTCGCGATCGACAAGTTCGTGAAGTCGGGCTCGGCGATGATGCTCGGCGCGATCGAGAAGATGAGCGCCAACCTCCTCGTGACCGAGGGCGACCGCCGCCGTCTGCGGCTTGAGCTGGAGCGGCCCGCCCCGGCGCAGGGTCAGGAAGGCGCGGATGTTGCCTGGATCGATGACGCTCGCAACCGCCTCCGAGGCGCCCAGTAGCCGTCTCGAAACCCTGCCGGCGTGGCCGTGGGATCCGTTCGATTCCAGCGCGCCACTGACGCTCGGGTGGGCCGCCGCCGAGTGGGCCGAGCTGCTGCTCATCCAGCCGAACGGGCCGTGGGCTGGCCGACGGTTCCGGTTCACGCGCGACCAGCTGCGGTTCCTGCTGTGGTGGTACGCCCTCGACTTCGACGGCCAGTGGCTCTTCCAGCACGGTGTCCGCCGGCTCGCCAAGGGGTCGGGCAAATCGCCATTCGCCGCAGTGCTCGCGCTCATCGAGTTCTGCGGACCCGTCCGGCTCGCCTGCAAGGACGACCGGCTTCCCGGCGGCGTCGGCGGCCGGCCTGTCGACATGCCACTCGTGCAGATCGCTGCCACGGCCGAGTCACAGACCGCCAACACGATGCGGATGGTCCGAGCGTTCGCGCCGAAGGGCTCCGCGGTCGTGCGCGACTACCACCTCGACCCGGGCAAGACCCGGTACTACAAGGTCCCCGAGGGCACACTCGAGGTCATCACCTCATCGGTCACCGCCTCGGAAGGCGCCGAGTCCTCCTTCATCGTCGGCGACGAGACCGAGCACTGGAAGCCTTCCAACGCCGGGCCCGAGCTCGCCGCCACGCTCGAGGACAACCTCGCCAAGTCCGGGTCCCGAATGCTGGAGACCGCTAACGCGTGGGTCCCCGGCCAAGAATCGGTCGCTGAGGCGTCCTGGGACGCGTGGGTCGCCCAAGAGGAGGGCAGGCTGCAGGACGAGTCCGGCCGGGTGCTCTACGACGCCCGCCTCGCCCCACCCGACACCGATCTCACCGACCGGGACTCGCTCGTCGCCGCGCTCGAGCACGTCTACGGCGACTGCGACTGGAAACGCGACAGCAAGGGTCGGCTCGAGGTCGCCCCGATCATCAAGCGCATCTGGTCCCCCAAGTCGAAGCCGTCCGAATCGAAGCGGAAGTACCTCAACTGGCCGTCCGTCCACGAGCGGGCATGGATGGACCCCGCCGAGTGGGCGCGGCTCGCCGACTCCAGCCGGGACCTCGACCCCGGCGAGGAGGTCGTGCTGTTCTTCGATGGCTCGAAGAGCCGGGACGCTACCGCGCTCGTTGGGTGTTGCGTCTCCGACGGCTACGTGTTCACCATCGATGTCTGGGAACCCCACCCGGTCCACGACACCGAAGACGTCGTCGACGTTCACGACGTCGACCGTCAGATCCAGGCGACCTTCGACCGACTCAACGTTGTCGGGTTCTTCGCTGACGTGAAGGAGTGGGAGAGCTTCGTCAAGATCGACTGGCCGGCCCGCTTCGCCGACCGCCTCCGCGTCCTCGCCGTCCCCACCGGCAAGGACCCCCAGTCGATCGCGTGGGACATGCGCTCGCACACCTTCGACTTCACCCAAGCCGTCGAGCTCGTCGAAGCCGAGATCGCCGAACAGCAGTTCCGCCACGACGACCACCCCGTCCTCGCGCGGCACGTCGCGAACTGCCGGCTCGACCCGAACCGCTACGGGACCTCGGTGCGCAAGGAATCGCCCGACTCGCCGCTCAAGATCGACGCCGCCGTCTGCATGATCGGGGCGCGGATGGTGCGCCGGCGCTACCTCGCCGCGGCACCGTCCACCAAGCGAACCGGCGTCGTCGCCTGAGAGGAGCCCTGTGGCACTGACCCCAGACGAAGCCGTCGCGGTCGCCGCTGACGCGCTCCTCCCCGCATGGATGCACGAGCGCGAGAAGCTCGACCGCATCGACCGGTGGGCGCGGTGGGACCACGAGGACCCACACCGCCCCAAGCAGGCAACCGCCGAGTACCGCGAGCTGTCCGCGCGAGCGCAGGCCCCGTGGGGTGCCCTGATCGTGTCCTCGGTCGCCCAGACCCTCTACATCGAGGGCTACCGACGCCCCGACGCACCCGACGACGCGACCGCCTGGAACATCTGGCAAGCGAACGGGATGGACTCCCGACAGATCGCCATGAACCGGGCGACGCTCACCTACGGCGTCTCCTACGGCACCAGCCTTCCCGGCCGAGTCGCGTTGACCGGCGCGTTGATGCCGGTGATGCGCGGGGTGTCACCCCGCAACATGATCGCCCTCTACGCCGACCCCGCCGGCGACGAGTGGCCCGAGGTCGCGCTCAGCATCCGCAAGGTGCGCGGGGTGTTCCGCATCGAGGTGTGGGACGACGAGAAGGTCCACCACCTGCGCGTCAGCAACCCCACGTCGAAGCCGACCTGGGACAGTGAGGAAGTCCACAACTCCGGCGTCACCCCAGTCGTCCGGTACGTCAACCGCTTCGACCTCGAAGGCCGCTCAGCGGGTGAGGTCGAGCCATTCATCCCGCTCCTCGGGCGGATCGACCAGACGGCCTTCGACCGGCTCGTCGTGCAACGGTTCGCCTCCTGGGTCGTGCGGACGATCGCCGGCATGTCCGTCGTCGAATCCGCCAAGGCCACCGACTCGACCGTGGGCGAGGTGAAGATGCGCCTCCGCGTCGAGGACATGCTCACCGCCGAAGATCCCGACACGAAGTTCGGGTCGCTCCCCGCCACCCCGCTCGACGGGTTCATCAAGGCCGAAGAACGCGACCTCACCGACCTCGCCGCCGTCTCCCAGACCCCCGCGTTCGAGCTGCTCGGCCAGATGGCGAACATGAGCGCAGAGGCGCTCGCCGCCGCGAAGTCCTCCCAGACCGCCAAGTCCGAAGAGACCAAGCACGTCCTCGGCGAAGCCTACGAACAGCACCTCCGACTTGCCGAACACCAAGCCGGCAACGCCGACGGCGCCGCCGACTTCCGCGCCCAGGTCCGATGGGCCGACACCTCCATCCGCTCGCTCTCCCAAGCTGTCGACGCGCTCGGCAAGCTCGCACAGATGCTCGGCTTCCCGGCCGACCTGCTCTGGTCCAAGGTGCCCGGCATCACCCAGACCGACGTCGACGAAGCCAAGGCGAAGATCGAAGAGGGTGGCGGGCTCGAGCAACTCGTTCGCCAGCTCGCTTCGGCCGGGCAGTCACAGCCCCTTGGCGTCGTCGGCTGAGGGCCGAGCGCTCACCGAGGCGCACCGACTCGCCCAGAACCGCGTCGGACGCCTCGTCGTCCGCCAGATGTTCGCCTCATGGCGCATCCTCGACCCAACCAACATCGACGCCGGGCTCGACGCGTGGCTCACCTCAGCCCTCAGCGCCATCCAAGAGTACCGTCTCGCGTCGGCCCGGCTCGCTGGCAGCTACGTCACGGCATTCAGCGCAGCGGAAGGCGGCGCGGCGTTCTCCCCGAGAGTCGCTGGGTTCGTCAACCCCGAGCAGGTCATCACCTCGCTAACCATCACCGGCCCCGTCCGATTCAAGGCTGGGGTCGCGGCCGGCAAGACAACCGCCCGAGCGATGCGCGATGCCCGGACGAGCTCGGCCGCGGCAGCGATGCGACACGCAATGGACGGCGGGCGTGAGACCGTCCTCAACGGCGTCGAGGGGGACCCCAACGCGATCGGCTGGGCCCGAGCCGCGAGCGGTGGCGCGTGCGCGTTCTGCGCGCTGCTTGCCAGCCGCGGCCCCGTTTACAGCGAGGACACCGGCCGCTTCCGATCACACGACGGCTGCAACTGCTCGCTCGAACCCGTCTACGAGCGACTCGGCCGAGACGCATGGCCCCCAGGCTCCGCCGAGTACCGCGAGCTCTACGACGAGACTGCGAAGGGCACGAAGGACCCTGCAGCGGCGTTCCGTTCCGCACTCGACGCGGAACGCTCGACGCCCACGCCCGTCTCGTTCAAGAACGTCGACGACGTCAACACGTGGGCCGCCGCTCGAGGCATCAAGGTCGACCCGTCGGTCACCGACAACGTCCCGCTCCCGCGCATCGAGGACATGGCACGCGCCCGCGACCGGCTCGCCGCCAAGTACGGCGCCGAGCAGGTCAAGCTCGAGGCCATCACCTACAAACCGGCCGGGATGGGTGAGGTAGCGATGATCCACTTCGGCCGCGTCCTCGGCGACCTCGCCAAACCGACAAGCGCAGCACGCGCACAGTTCACCGGGAAGATGTCCGTCGAGGGCCCAGGCGCGGCCCGCGTGGTCGCTGGGACCTACGAGGAAGCGTGGGTCCACGAGTTCGGCCATGTCACGACCGCCAACACCCCGTGGATGGCCCAGTACGCCGGCAAGGGGTTGAAGTTCACCCCTACCGGCAAGTCGATGATCCGCGAAGCGATGATCGAGTCCGGATACGCGAAGCGCAACCGGCAGCTCGTGCGCGACCTGGTGCAAGGCGACGTCTCCCAGTACGCCGGCACCAACGACCAAGAGTTCTTCGCTGAAGTCTTCACTCTCTTCAATCGGGAGGCCGGAATCGCCGGTCTCCCGAAAGAGACCCAGGACCGACTCCAAGCATTCCAGGCCGCCATCAACCGGCGGGCTGGTCGGACCGTCCTATAGCCGATCGCCCGGCGTGACGCCGGGACGACACCCCCAGGGCGTGACGCCCGACCCGGCCGTGATGGCCGGCGCACGAAGGAGGGCGTGATGCCCGACGACCCCAAGCCAGACCCCGAAGACAACGACGACGACCCCAAGCCCGATCCTGATGCGGGAGCCAAGAAGGCCCTCGATGAGGAGCGCAAAGCCCGGCGTGATGCCGAGAAGCGGCTCAAGGAGCTCGAGGGCAAGGTCAAGGAGTTCGAGGACCGCGACAAATCGGAGGGCGAGAAGCTCACCGACAAGATCGCCGCGGCCGAGAAGCGAGCAGCCGACGCCGAAGCGCGCGCGCTGCGGTCCGAAGTCGCGATGTCGAAGGGGCTCACCGCTGGGCAGGCGAAACGCCTCGCCCACGACGCAGTGACTCGCGAGGACCTCGAGGCCGACGCCGACGACATCCTCGAGAACTTCCCAGCCAAGGACGGCGCCAACCCGCCGCCCACCCGCAAACCCGCCGCCGACCTCAAGGGCGGCAGCGACCCCACGGAGGAAGCCGACATCGACGTCCGCAAGGTCGTCGAGTCCATCCCCCGCGGATTGTAACCCGCGTTCGTCCGCCACGACGACGACGCGGTCCAACTCGACCTAGGAGGTCATCGTGGCGAACACCTTCATCAAGGAAAGTCAGATCGTCGACGCTGCAGCGCTACTGCTCCAGCGCGAGATCGTGCTTCCCCGCACCGTCTGGGCGCAGCCCGACGCAGCGTTCGTCGGTGCGCTCAACGACACCGTCACCCTCCGCATCCCCGCGGTCCGCACCGCCGGAACGCGCACGATGCGGTCCAACACGGCGCTCAGCCCGACCGACCTGACCGAGACCTCGGTCCCGGTGGTCCTCGACACCCACGTCTACGACCTGCTCAACATCACCGACGAGCAACTCACGCTCGACATCATCGACTTCGCCCGCCAGGTGCTGAATCCTCAGCTCCGCGCGGTAGCCGAAGGCATGGAGGACGTGATCGCGGCGGCGCTCGCCGGCGCGAACGTGGCCGCAGGCCAGGAGCTCGACCCGATCGACACGAGCACCGCGCCCTCCTCGGGCGAGGCGTTCGCCGTCGCCGTCGCAGCACGGAAGGTCCTCAACGACCTCAACGTGCCCCGCTCCGAGCGGGTGCTCGTGCTCGGATCCGAGCTCGAGGCGTGGTTCCTCAACGACCCGGTCGTCAACAACCACAACTCGGGCAACCGCGACGCGCTCGAGGAGGCGACGATCAACCGGATCGCTGGCTTCACGATCCTCGGCTCCAACGCCGTCGGATCGGACGAGGGCTACGCGTACCACCGCACCGCGATCGGCTTCGCGAACGTCGCCCCCGCCCTGCCGGACGGCGCCGCGATGAAATCCCGCGTCGCGACCGAGACCCTCGCCCTGCGCTACCTGCGGGACTACAACCCGACCAACTCCACCGGCCCCGTCGACCGCTCCCTCGTGGACGCGTTCGTCGGCGCCTCCTCAGTGGAGGAAGACGGGAACAACAACCGTCTCGTCGTCCTGGCCGCCCAGGGCTCCTGACACCGTCAGCCGGGGGCTTCGGCCCCCGGCTCTACGGGAGGTGACCCGTGGCCCGACCGACGCTCGCGACGCTCGACGACCTGAACGCGCGTCTCGACACGCCAGCGACCAACCCCACCCAGGCTTACGCACGGCTCGCGGACGCATCCGAAATCGTTCGCGCCTACGCGGGCGAGGACTGGATCGACGCCGACGGAGAACCCGAAGAGGTCCCCGACCAGATCGTGGGTGTCGTCGCGCAGATGGTCGAACGCTCCTCACGCAACCCTGGAGGCGTCACCTCCGAGACCGCCGGGCCGTTCGCCCGCTCCTTCGGACCCGAAGCCGCAACCCGGCTGTACCTCACCAAGCTGGACAAGCTCATCATCCGCGCCGCGGTCGACCGCGGCCAGGTCGGCACCATCCCAACCTCCCGCGGGCCGCTCGAGACCCCGCCCGTCATCGACGGCTACCACCTCGACCCCACCTCGGTCGAAGAGACCGACCCCTTCTCGCTCACATGATCGTCCGGGTCCGCCCAACCGGCACCGACGTCTACGGCGACCGCGAAGCCGGCGACCCCGACCGGCTCACCATCGACAGCGCGTTCGTCGCGCCACGCCACTCGAACGAAGTCCACGACCCCGGCCGCGAGGCTGTCGTGACCGGGCTCACACTGTTCGCTCCCGTCGGTTCGGACATCGTCCACACCGACCAGGTCGAAGTCGACGGCGTGCTCTACGACATCGACGGCGACCCCGGCACCTGGGAACACCCCTGGACCAGCTGGGCGGCAGGGATGACCGCCGAACTCACCCAGGCGACCGGATGATCCCCAAAGTCCTCCACCACATCTGGATCGGTGGGCCGCTCCCCGAGCATCTCGACGGCTACGTCGACACCTGGCGCGACCACCACCCAGGATGGGACCACATCATGTGGTCCAACTTCGACTGGTTGCAGAACCAGTACTTCTACGACCACGCCGACGAGATCACCCCGCACGTCGGCCAGTTCCGCGCCGACCTCGCCCGCTACGAGATCCTCCACCGTCACGGCGGCGTCTACGTCGACTGCGACTTCGAGTGCCGCCGACCCCTCGACGAGCTCATCGATCGGCTCGACGCGTTCGCGGCATGGGAAACCGACGACGTGTGGGTCAACAACGCCATCATCGGAGCACGCGCCGGCCACGGGGCACTCGCTCGGGTCATCCTCTCCATCCCTATGAACGTCGCGCTCAACCGCGGCAAGCGGCCGAACGTGATGACCGGCCCCCAGTTGCTAACACCGATCTGGCGCCGCTCGACGGCGACGACGTTCCCGTCGGCGCTGTTCTACCCGTACCGGTGGGACGAGCTCGACCGGCGCGACGAGGACTTCCCCGACGCCTACGCCGTGCACCACTGGGAGAACGCCCGTAAGCGAGCCGCATGATCTGCGACATCGCCGCCTTCGGCCTGCGCTACCGCATCAACGACCCCGGCGGCCGGGTCGGCTCGAAGGTCACCAACGGCGAACCCTACGAGCGACGCCTCCTCGTCGACATCCACCAGCACAACCTCGCCGGGACCGCGTTCGACGTCGGGGCGCACGTCGGGAACCACTCCCTCTACCTCGCCGCCATCTGCGGGCTTCGCGTCCACGCCTGGGAACCACACGACCAGTCCCGCCACCAGCTCGAAGCAAACCTCGCCCTCAACCCCGGCCTCGACATCACCGTCCACGCCTGGGCCGCAGGCGCCCGCGTCGCACGCGGCCGACTCACCCCCGGCCGCTGGGTCGAGTTCGACCCCGCCCGCGACGGCGCCAACCTCAAGCTCGATCGCGGCCACGTCCGCGTCCGACCGATCGACAGCTACCTCGACGTCTCCGACCTCGCCGTTCTCAAGGTCGACGTCGAAGGGATGGAAGCGGCCGTCCTCGAAGGCGCACTCGACCACATCGAACGATGCCGACCGCTGATCTACACCGAGACCCACACCGACCAGTCCCACGACAGCGTCGCCCAGCTCCTCGAGCCGCTCGGCTACGAGATGACCCGGGCGATCCACATGGGCTCGACGATGGAGCGCTGGAGCCCATGATCCTCGAAGACGCCGTCGGCCTCCTCAACCCCGGCATCGGCGACGCCCTCCACGACCTCGCCACCGAGGTCCCCGCCAACCAGGCGATCGTCGAAATCGGCTCCTACAAAGGCAAGAGCACCGCCTACCTTGCCGCCGGCTCGAAGGCCGGGCAAGGCGTCCCCGTGTACGCCGTCGACCCCTGGGACCTCCCCGGCAACATCGCCGGCAAACACGGATTCACCGACCCCGAGGTGCGCGAAGCGTTCGAGAAGCAGCTCCGCGCTCTTCGTCTCTGGTCGCGGGTCACCCCGATCCGGGCGTTCAGCACCGACGCCGCACACGCATGGGACGGGCCGCTCGTGGGGCTGCTGTTCATCGACGGCGACCACGACGAGGAATCAGTCCGCGCCGACCTCGAGGCATGGGTCCCGCATCTCGCGCCCTCCCATGTCGTCGCCTTCGACGACTACGCGACCCGACGGAACCCTGGCGTGCGCGCCGTGGTCGACACGCTCGTCGGCTACCGCGTCAAGATCGTCGCCGAGCACCTCGCGGTCTGTCGACTGTGACCCTGTCGGTCGTGGTGATGGCCCACCCACGCCGCGAGGCGATGGTCACCGAGCTCGTCGAGTCCCTCGACCGTCCGGCGCAGGTGGTGTGGGACGAACACAACGACCGCCACGACACCGGGATCCGCGCCATGTGCGCCTACGACCCGGCCGCAACTCATCACCTCGTCATCCAAGACGACGCCGTCGCCTGCAGAGACCTCCTCGCCGGCACCGAACAAGCGCTCGAGCACGTCCCCGCCGACGCGCCCGTCAGCTTGTACGTCGGACGGGTTCGCCCGTTCCGACGCAGCGTCGAGCGAGCCGTCGAAGCCGCTGGTGACGGGGTGTCGTGGCTCACGATGGAGGGCGTCTACTGGGGACCCGCCATCGTCGTTCCCACAGCCACAATCGACGACCTTGCCGCCTGGTATCGGCACTCCACCATCCAGAACTACGACCGTCGCGTGTCGCGGTGGTTCGAGAAGCACGGGACCGCCTGCTGGTACTCGTGGCCCTCCCTCGTCGATCACCGCGGCGACGACTCGCTCGTCACCGGCCACAACCAGCGGCGCACTGCCCACCGCTTCGCCGGCACCGACGTCTCCGCCTTGTCGGTCGACTGGTCAGGAGAGGTAGTGCCTATCGGCGACACCGCCCGCCTCGACCGGTCACGCCAACGCCTCGCCCAGCAAGCCGGGAGGGTCGCCCGATGAGAGCCACCTACAAGCCCGACCGGCGCGGCACCGCGCAACTCCTCAAGGACCCCGAGCTGGCGAAACTCGTCCACCGCAACGCCGAGAAGATCGCCGACAACCTCGACCCCGACCTCGACATCGTCGTCGACGACTACACGACCGACCGCGTCGCGTCCTCCGTCACCATCCGCGAACCCCAGGCGCTGCTCCTCCAGGCCCGCGACGGGACTCTCACCCGCGCCGCCGCCGCCGCCGGACTCGAGGTGCGCAAGCAATGACGCGACCACAGGTGACATTCCCCGACGCGCAACGAGCCGTCGTCGATCTGCTCACCGAACTGCTCGACGACGCCGGCGAGACCGTCACCGTCGCGGTCGGCGTGCCGAACGGGTGGAAGCCGGGCACGACCTCACATCTCGAGGTCGCCTCGGACGGCACCCCCGACCAGACCTGGCCCGTCGTCGCGTACCCGACCATCCGCATCGTCGCTCGCGCGTCCACCACAACCGAAGCGAAGCGCCTCGCCGCGCTCGCCGAGGGGCTCCTCGTCGCGTACGGCGGCGGCGACACGATCTCCACCATCCGACCCCTGACCGGCGTGCTCCCCGCACGCGACGACCAGACCAACGCAGAAATCGCGTCGGTGACCCTCCGGGTAGCCGTCCGATCCGAACCCGCCAACAGCGGAAGCTAGGAGGCATCATGGCCGGCGATCCGGCGAATGCAGATCATTGGACCGAGGCTGACGTGTACGTCGGCTCGCTGGTCGCAGCAACCCCTGCCGACGAGGACACCCCGTTCTCGGCGGACTGGGATCTTGTGGGCCTGCTCGACGGCGACGCCGGCTTCGAGCACACCCGCGAGGAAGACCAGACCGACCGGTTCGCGTGGGGCGGCATCCTCGTACGCACCCTGCGACGCAACTTCAAGTACACCGTCGCCTTCACCCCGCTCGAGTACAACGCGACGACACGCTCGCTGCTGTGGCCCGGGTCCGGCCCGGGCGAGCTGATCGTGCCGCGGCCGGCACGCATCAAGATCGCGTTCGAGACGCGCGAGGGGACCGCGGTTCGTCGCCTCATCTCGTCCTACCAGGCCGAGGTCGCGGTCAACGGCTCCTACAGCGAGACCGAGAGCGACGTCACGGTCTACCCGCTCATCGCCACGATCTTCCCCGACGCCGATGGTGTGCTGTTCGACGAACAGCCGAACCCGGCATCGTGAGCGACCCGGTACGCGTCGAGGCCGACGGGCTCACGCAGTCGACGATCTGGGAGGGCATCGAGGTTGTGGTGCCCTCCTCGGTCGACGAGTGGGACATGGACGCGCTCGAAGCGTTCGAGAACGCCAAAGGCGCAACGTTTCTCGTCAACCTCGTCGGGCGCAGCACGTACGACGAGATGTGTCGGGCGTTCATCCGCAACCACGGCCGCAAACCGAAGGTCTCCGACTTCGCCGTGTTCACCGAACAGGTCGCCAAGCTCTACGGCTTCGGTGACGCGGGGGAATAGCCGGCCTCCTCGCCATCCTGCGAGAGCAGCGCGACGCGTTGGAGGCCGACCTTGCTCGCTTCTACCACTGCGACCTTCGCGACCTCTACCGCTTCGACGCGGACGGCGTCCGACGGTTGACGTTGCGCATGGTGCTGGTCCGCGTCAAGCACCTCCCTGCCGACTCCGCGCTCGGCGGTGGGTGGACGCGGTCCGAACATCTTCTCGACGAGCTCCGACGCCAAGTGGCCGGCTCCGCGGGCGTGAAGAACCCCAAGCCGCACCCGGATCGGCCGAAACGGAAGCCGCGACGGATGACCAAACAGCGCAAGGCGAAGCTCGACGACGCCCGCCGGCGGGCCCGAGAGCGACGCAAAGCGATCGCCGAAGGGAGGCTCTGACGTGACGACAGTCGGCTACGCCTCCATCCCGGTCATCCCGTCATTCAAGGGCTTCCAGCAGGCGATCGGCAAAGAACTGTCCGGCTCACTCCGACCGCTCTCCCGTGCCGCGGAGAACGTTGGCGAGTCGATCGGCGCGTCGTTGGCCGACGGCGTCAAGGGCGCCGGCCTGGCCGATCTCGGCCGCGACGCAGCGTCGTTCACACGCGACCTCGAACGGGCCGAACGCGACGTCGCCTCCCTCACCGCCGAGCTCAAGGAGAAACGGACCCTCGAGATCGACACCGGCGACCTCGAGGCCAAGCTCGCCCGAGCGAAGCAAGAAGTGGCGTCGGCCAAGTCGGCTCTCGAGCAGAAGATCCGATTGGACCTCGACACAGGGTCGCTGGCCACCCAGGGCGAACGGGCGGGGTCGGACCTCGGCGGCGGGGTCACCGAAGGTCTTAGCTCCAAAAGTTCCGAGATCTCGTCGGTCATCACCGGTGTCGTCGCGTCCGCGGGCGTGGCCGCCGGTGTGCTCGCGGGCGTCGCGATCGTCGACGGCATAAGCGACGCGATCCAGCGCGGTGTCGAGTCCGACCTTCTCGCCGCACAGGTCGGCATCTTCAACCCCGACGAGCAGCAACGGCTTGGAGCAATCGCCGGAGGCTTGTACGCCGACGCATTCGGCGAAAGCGTCGGCGAGATCAACGACACGCTCCGTGCCATCCTCACCACCAACATTCTCCCAGAGGACGCCGGTGACGCCGAGCTGCGAGCGCTAGCCGAGAAGTTCCTCAACTTCCAGACGACATTCTCCGCTGACGCCACCGAAACGGCACGCGCGGTCGCAACCCTCGTCCGCACCGGTCTGGTCGGCGGGGTCGACGAAGCGTTCGACCTACTGACCCGAGGCTTCCAGGAGACCGGCGACCCGGCGCAAGACCTGCTCGACACGGTCAACGAGTACTCGACCCAGTTCCGCAAGCTCGGCCTCGGCGGGGCTGCAGCCCTCGGGCTGCTCGACCAAGGCTTCGACGCCGGCGCGCGCGACCTCGACATCGTCGCCGACGCCTTCAAGGAGTTCAGCATCCGCGCCGTCGACGGGACGGAACTGACCGCGCAAGGCTTCGCCGCACTCGGGCTCGACGCCCGCGAGATGGCCGAACGCATCGGCGCCGGTGGCGAATCCGCGGCCAGCGCGCTCGACGAGACGCTTGACAAGCTCCGCGCCATCGAAGACCCCGTCAAGAGGTCCCAAACGGCGGTAGCGCTGTTCGGCACCCAAGCCGAAGACCTCGGCGACGCACTGTTCGCGTTGGACCCCTCCGAAGCGGCCGCGAGGCTCGGCAAGCTCGACTCGGCCGCAGTCGACACCGGCAACGTCCTCAACGACAACCTCGGAACGGCGCTGGAATCCATCCGACGCAAGCTCGAGCCCGGCTCGCTTCTCGCCGCGTTCCAAACCGGCGGGTTCGAGGGCGTCAAGTCCCAACTGTCGGCGGTCGTCGACGAGCTGTCCGCGTTGTGGGACCGGTACGGCACCCAAGCCCTCGACGCGCTCGGCCGCGGCTGGGACGCGCTCATGGAGTGGTGGAACGCGAACGGCGAGACACGTGTGCTCGCCCCGCTGCGAACGTGGTGGGACGAAACGGGAGCCCCTGCGCTGTCGAGCATCCTGACAGGGGTGTTCCAATCCGCCGGCACCGCAGCGGCGGCCGTTCTCACCTCGGGCGAGTTCTGGGGGACCGTGTTCTCGATCTGGAAGACCAACGTGTTGACCCAGTCGAAAGTGGTGGTCGACGCGCTGAAATGGTTCGCCGGGATCGCAGTCGAATCGTGGTGGGGGATCGTCACGCAAGTGCCGACACACGTCGCCGGGCTGATGTTCGAGGCCTACAAGGCGGTGTTCCTGAACCCGTTGTGGTGGGTTCTGAACACGATGATCGACCTGTGGAACTCGTTGGACTTCGGCGTGTCGATCTCCGACTGGGTCCCGTTCATCGGAGGCCGTTCGATCGACGACGTGTTCCCCGACGTCCCCCGACTGCCGAAACTGCACAGCGGCGGGATGATCCCCGGCAACGCCAACGACGAGATGCTCGCCATCCTCC